GGCTCCTTAGGGGGCTTTGCTCAGACTTTTAGCAGCGATTTAGATGACATAGCCTTTGATGGCATCGGTGAAGGAAGAGAAATCAAAATTCCCGATTGCATGAAGACTAGGATCAAATTCTTGAACCCTGCCCAACAAGCTGTTGGAAACATGGTGAAGATTGCTGGGATTAAACAACCCAGGTCCAATCCAAAGAGCAAGATTATCTTAGGTCCTTTGGCGTCCACTTATCATGAAGGGTTAGGGTTAAAGCCCGTTAAGATGAAGCCTTTCAGGAATAAATCTGGCGAATTTGTTGTTCCTGAAGACAATGCCAGAATGCGTTATTCTAAAACCGCCTTTATCATAGATCCAGGTGAATTGAAAGCAACTAAAAACGCAGTGTTGAAGCGCATGATGAGGGATAGTACTAGTTGTGTTGCCAGTAGAATAAGCACTCATGAAGCAATGGCTGGTCCTGGTCATGTAAAAATGATGAACAGGAAGAGTGGCGTGGGTTATATCGAGTCTATCCGTTATGATTCGAAAGACAAAACGACCATTATGGGCACTGAAGGGGAAGTTGATAAAGACGCTCCTAAATACAAAGAGTTTGTAAAGGATTGTGAAGATCATGAAGCCAAAGTACTTATGGGAACTCCAGACAAGGTTAGCACAGTTGCTGATGCTGACATTTTCAGTGATTTCTTGAAGGACGAGCTCAAGTCCAACGCAAAAGTAGAAGCAGGGGCGGACCGAAAGGTCTCAGGCTCTGGTGCTATTGCTACAGTGATGGCCAGGAAGGCATATCACAATGTCATGAGTATCATAATAGACCCCAAAAACATGATCAAGAACGGTTCTGCTTTAGGAATCAATCCTGCCACTCAGTGGAACGAGTTGGCATCACATTTGCTAGGTTTTGGAACCGGCATATTGGCCTCTGATTTTAAATCTTGGGATGGGTCATTGAGCCACCAGCTCATGCATGCTGGTTTTGACGTGATGGATAACATTTGTCCTACAAATGACGTTGAGATTAAAACTCTCAGACATTGGGTTAGAGTCCAAACTTGTAATTCAGTGCACGTTGATGGACCTCATTTACTTGTCTGGACTGGCTCCAATCCTTCGGGAGGAGCTTTTACAACTGTGTTGAATAACATTATACAGGCCTTGGCCTTTCATTTGATTATTTCCAGACATGTTTGTTCCAAACAGAGAAGTTTGGTTTCATTACCCCCTTTGCTGGATAGAACTCACTTCAAGTGTCTGGAAGAAGGCTTATGGGAAGACCAACTTAGAAATTCTGATTTCGGAATTGCGTCTAGGATTTCCGACCTTTATCAATTGGTCACATTTGGAGATGATGGAATCATGTCTATTTCTGAAGAATTGAAGCTAACCACTAAAGATTTGGCAATTAACGCCAAGTCTTTTGGTTTCGCTTTGACTAATGAAGATAAGAGTGATCCTATGGTCAATCCGAGAGTACCAGGTGATTTACAATCTTGTACCTTTTTAAAGAGGGGGTTTTCCTTTGTTGAAGGGGTATGGCAATGCCCCTTGGATAAGAATTCCATCTACAAGTCGATGAGCTTCGTTAAGGAGAAGTTTGACATGGCAGATTACGAGAGGACTCTATACAATGCAGCCTTAGAATTTAGCATGCATGGTAAGGAAACCTTCGATCTCGAGAGAATTAGGCTCGTTGAGGCTACCTGTGAGAAGGGACTATCAGTCACCATACCGGATTATGATGATTGCAGAACTGAATTTCTTGGTTCTGAGATCCTAACTTGGGTCGGTTAAACCGGTCTATAGGGATACATCACCCTTAAGATGATGGTTTCACGTTACCTCAAAACGTGTAATTCGTCATTAAATGACGAGTGTAGGACACACTTAAACAAGACCCGGGTTAAAGACCGTAAGCCCCAGCGTGCAAAACGCTTGTAAATACTTAACAGGACTCGAGCACAAATTTATGGCAGTATGTGCAGAGTATAAGCCAACTTATTTTTATGGATACATTAAATACAACTATTGACACCCACGCTGTCACAAAATTCGTGGAACCAGAGGCATTACCAACTGAGGCTGCCTCTTTCAAACCACTGGACACTACTGAGAATTCAGAATACGCAAGTATTGCGGAGTTTCTCGGCAGACCAGTTTTGCAAACCAATGATTTTTGGACCACCACGCTTGCGCAGGGTGATTCCATCTTTCCTTTAACTGGTGTCACGCTACCAAGTGATGCCATTCTTAAAACCAACGATATGTGGAAAGAAAAGCTAAAGGGATATAATTTGGTTAGCGCTGATATACATTATCGCGTTCAACTGAATTCAAATCCTACTCAACAAGGAAGGTTGTTAGCTTATTTCACACCTTTCTTGGAATCTATGGATGCAGCATATGGGAAGATGCATAATTTTGACATAACCACCAAATCTATGCAACCCAGTGTTCAGATCGACGCCAGAAGTGCTGGTGCGATTTTGTCAATTCCTTATTTGGCTCCAACGACTCATTATGAGCTAAATACAGGCGCAAATCCTGTTTATGAGAGGGGACGTCTTGGCATTGATGTCATGTCTCCTTTAAAAACTGGACCTACTGGCTCACAAGATGTTGAGGTATCTGTATGGACCTATTTCACTAATGTGAAATTAAAGGCTCCAGTTGTGCCTCAAAGTAAGAGCTCAGGTAAAATGATGGCTAGACCTATTTCTGAAATAGAGCGGGACAGCATTACCTCAAAAGGAAGAGTCTCAGGAGGATTGATGAAAGGTGCGAGTATCACCGCTACTCTGGCGACGATACCAAATCTTACGGCCGTAATGGCACCTACATCATGGGCTTTAGCTGCAGCAGCTGGAATAGCTTCTGCTTTTGGATATGCAAAGCCAGATGTGGATACACCACCTACACCAGTGACAATGGTGTATGACAAATACATGGCAACTTGCGATGGAGTTTCTCCTGCAGTTCCTTTGGCAGCAACAACAGCAAATAGCCTGGAATTATCTAATTATTCTTATACTTCTGAGGATGAGATGTCCATGGCTTATTTGCTATCTCGTGAGGCTTTGATAGATGAGTTTACCTTTGGTGGTGCAGATGCACAAAATACAATTCTTTATTCGGTTGAAATTTCTCCTACTGAATTTGCGAGGAAGACTACACACACTTTTGGTGCTAATACACAGACTGTTTCTACTGGACCGCCTGTTGCTTATTTGGCTCAGAAGTTTAAATATTGGAGAGGAACACTTAAATTGCGTTTTAGTTTGGTTAGGACTGAAATGCAGTCTGGAAGAATTCAGATCACTTTTACTCCTTTGACCGATACCACTCCAACGCTTCCGTCTTTGGAGACAGGTTCTTATGCAATCAGGGAAATTGTGGACATTTCCACTGATGATGACATTGAGCTTGAATTGCCTTTTATGTTGCCAGTTCCTTATCAAAAGACTGGCTACCCTTCTGGGAAACTTGAAGTAAGGGTAGTGAATCAACTGAGAAATCCTGCAATCACCTCTTCTGAGGTTGATTTTCTGGTTTTTGCCAGTGCAGGAGAAGATTTTGAGTTTGCTTATCCCTGTAATGGGCCAAATTCTTTCAATGTGCAGCCATTTGTACCTCAGAGTGGTGCTGAAGACTTGTCTTCAACAACCATTCCAGGTTTGGTGATGGCTTCAGCTTGTGTCGGTGAAATCATACTGTCTACTAGACAGTTGATTAGGCCGACGTTTTTGCCTAGGACTGTGGATCCCACTACATACACTAATGTTTGGCATCCATTCACATTTAGTCCTTATTCACAGACTGACATTGCCACCCAAGCTGCTTGGGTAGCCAATATGTCCGCAGACAATTATAACTTCGTAGCAGGTATGTACGCCCTGTATCGAGGAGGTGTTGACGCGATCATTTTAGATCCGGCTCGCTCCGATTTGAGGCGGACAACTATGTGTTGCCTTAATCCAGGGAACATGGCAGACAGTAAGACATATGGGTCGGTTCCACCGATCGATATGGATGTGTCGGTAACAACCCCAAATGATATTCTTAAGGGCAAACAAGCCGGGACAGGAATCAATAGACAGGTTTCCACTGATGGACTGATAATTGCAGCCGTGCCGTTTTACAACAGGTTTCCGGTTGCTTTGGTTAATCCCAGGGTAGCGAGTGCCGTCGAAGGTGTTGTCAGAGTTTCCGACGACCGTTCTCAGCCAGAGGTTTCTTTGCTGTTTTCAACTGGTACTCAGTCAACCGGTTTTTCTAGCCAAAAGTTTTCTTTTGCTAGAAGGATTCGTGAAGACTTTCAGTTTTCATTGTACATCGGTTGTCCACCGTGGGTAGAATCACCCACAAGCACCTAAGTGAGGGTTAAATCACTATATTATATACATGTTTGTACACAATCTGTATACGTAGGTTCAAGGCTAACGCCGGAATATTTCCTACAACCTTTTAATTCTAGTCAATTGACTAGGCCGTACTGGACGGTAATCTGTGCTACACGCTTAGTGTAATGCAGGTATTTTCT